TATGTATTGAAAATCTAATTGTGTAAATGTGTTTCCATCAATTGAAACAACTATATCATTTTCTCCTGCAGGATCATTATATCCGATACAAAATACACGTTTAGTTAAATCAAATCTAGTATTTGGTTGTTCTGTTTCAACGTATGAATCAATCAATGTCTGCATATCATTATCTATGTAGATTCTATCACACCATGGCTCCAATGTTTGTAATAAAGTCATATTGCAATTTGTAACTTGGAATGCAATATTATATTTAGGTATTATTCTAGGCATCATCAATTCATCATGTAGAACATTTTGTCCCCACTTTCTCCACCATTCGCGAAATTTAATAGCGCGTAATGCTTTGTACTCTTCTGAATCTTTAGGCTTATACCAAATTGTTCCATCCGGTAATGGTATCTCTGCTTCAATTTCAATACCATCTTTAAATCTACTACCTCTGCAAGTCATATGATATACAAATGAATCACGAGATTGAATCAATCCGTATCCGGCTAAGTGCATTCTATTAAAAATATCCGAATCTTCTAATTCCATTGGTGCAAATAAAGGATCATGTCCCCCTATAGCTTCAAAGTCTGATTTATACATCATCCATGGGGCAAAGATGCCGTTTGTGTGCTTATCTTTGTTTGTTTGTTCTAGAACCGACACTTCTTTTAAAAATGCATCACGTTCGAACTCGTCAGGCTCAAATCCAAATGCACGTACATGTTTTTCTGGTCCAGGAGGATGTAATGGTGGTTCAATACGTGTTGCGGCTACAACTACACCTGGTTTCATATGTTTCAATGAATTTGGAATATGATTGGTTGTAGTAATCATATCGGCATGAAGTATACTAAAGATTTCTGTTCTAGATAATTCTACACCTTTATCATATAATATTGTATGACCTACTCGGTCTGGGCCGTCATTCTTATACTTAACAAAATGTTCTCCCGTTAAAGTTTGGATCCATTCCCATGTGCCATCGTCAGATGCATCATCCAATAAAACAATATCATGTTTATCGCCGTAACAGTCTGTAATTGATTGTACTGCTTGTTGCAAATACTTTAAATTATTCCTTGACGGAATTATAAAACTTATTCTCATTTTATTTTTAATTTTTTAAATTTGCATTAGTATGCATAATTAATATACTTGTCCAATGCTCAACCATTTCATCCATCATTCCTTCAAATGTATAATCTGGCTGCCATCCTAATGCTCTCATTCTAGTTGAATCTCCTTTAAGATATGGTAACTCTTCAGGTCGTAAAAACTTATCATTTTGCACTACATATTGTTTGTAGTCTAATCCTAAACTGCTAAATACATATTCACACATATCACGTACCGATCTAGTCTCACCTGTAGCAACAACCCAATCTCCAGGATTATCTTGTTGTAAGATCAAATGCATTGCCTTAACGTAATCTTTTGAATGTCCCCAATCTCTATAAGCATCCATATTACCTAATTCTAACTTATCTTCTAATCCTAATTTGATTGATACGGCTGCCTTAACTACTTTGTTAGTTACAAAATTTGAACCTCTTCGTGGTGATTCGTGATTGAAAAGAATACCATTACTAGCATGTAACTTATAAGCATTACGATAGTTGCGTACAATGTTATATCCAAATACCTTAGTGCAACCATATGGTGATACTGGAGTCATGGGAGTTGTCTCTCTTTGAAATCCATCTTCATCCACTGAGCTACCAAACATCTCTGAGCTACTTGCCTGATAGAACTTAGCATTTGGACAAGACCTTCTACAAGCTTCAAGTACATTTAATACCCCTAATGCATTTGTTTGTGCAGTAAACTGAGGAATATCATAACTTATTCTAACATGCGATTGTGCTGCTAAGTTATAAATTTCATCTGGTTGAATCTTATCTAATAGATGCTCAATGCTTCCTTGATCTAATAAGTCTCCGTAGTATACATTCATATTAAATCTACTACTATCTAAACGACTTTGTTGATGTTCAGGTGTTGAGTTTCTACGAATAATTCCATGAACCTCATAACCTAAGTCTAATAGATATTCTGCTAGGTAAGATCCATCTTGTCCACCAATTCCTGTTATAAACGCTTTTTTCATAATATTATTATATTAATTTTTAGTTATAATTCCAAATTTATTTTATATAAGTTTCATAGATCCAATCTTCAGCTATTGGAAAATTAATGGCTCGATTGTAATTATCTTTTATAGCATCTATTTTTGACCAATATAGTTCTGCAGATAGATCTTCTATTTTAAATTCTTCTGTTAACCAAATTATACCATCTTCATTAAAAACTTCACCAATATCAGGACTTCCATAATATACTGGGATCGTTCCTGTTGCAAAGCAATCTGTTATTTTTTCTGAATACCCGTTACTATATGTAAGATTTTCCATACATATGCTAAAGTAATAATCAGATAATCCTAATGATTTATCTGCAATTTCTAAATAGCCGCGGCCATATAAATCAATATCATGTTTAAATTTATCAATTACATATTTACGCAATTCGTGTTCTGGACAAGAAATTTTGTTAGACGCAATCATTGATACTAATTTAGTTTTTTCAAACATTCCTCGCTGTTTAACCCACGGTACTGCACTACAAATTACTAATTTAAACTTTGGAGATAATTTTAATAAACTTTTATCATTAGTAAAAATTAATTCAAAGTTTTGTTCTAAAACTTCTACATTTGATTCGCACCATTTATATAAACTAGGATTAATGGTTTTAGATTCAGATAACCACCCAAAATTTAGTTTTGTATTATCTACATTGGATTGTATGTGATAATCAATATGTATTGATATATTTGCACTATTATCTTTTTTCCATTCTATTAATTCAGGTGTAGACCCAGCACTAGAACATATATCATGATAGAAGCCGCCGCCAATCATATTAATCGCAACTTTATACATTACTTAAAAACTTTCATAGTTGTTAAATCTGGCCAATCTGCAACTGTCCATTGTCTTGGTTTTGTATTAATTGCATCATTTAATTTATCTAAACCTAATTGAGCTGTTTCTGGAGTCATATAATAATGATACCCATAAATTTCAATATCTTGGTCGCGCCATGGTACATTTGGTAATCTCCCATCATATGACATTTTTTTAAGTCTTTCTGCAGATTCTAAACTATCTGTTAAAATCATACCTCCCCTACCTAAACTCAAATGTTTTTGATATTGAAATGATATACTCATTAATGTACCGGGGATATAACTATCTGGTTTCCACAACACAGCTGCATCGATTACATTTTCAGTTAAGTAATAATAATCAACCCAATCTTCATTTTTCCATAATAAATCAATCCATAACTTATGTGCTAATATTGGAATTGATAAGTATGTATTTTTTGGTACAATAATATGATCTGCTTGTGTATGTCTTAAACATAATTCAATGCCATGAGTACAGCTATCAACTGCTACTGCATATGGAGCTCCGAAATATTTTGCAATTTGTTTCTCAAATTCCGTAACGGTGTTAAAATTCATATATTTTCTTTATTTCGTTAAACATTATATTTAAGTATTCTTGATTTTCATAATGAATTGTATCTGGTAATACATCTTCTAAAAATAATTCATTCTGAATATTGTTACAATATAATTTAGCTGGATTAATAAAATTAATACTTAATTCATTGCATATATTTTCCAAATCAAAACATAAGTTTTCTCGATCTAATATAACGTTATTAGATTGTTTTAATGGTAAACTAACATGACTAATAACTAACAATTTATTAATTTTAAATCTAGATTGAAGTAGTTGTTTAATATATATCAAATCAGTTTTTATATCGTCATATGTTAATATAGTTGAAGGATATTTTCCGGCGTTTTTATAATCGCTATACGGAATATTATTTAATATACAAACTTTTCTAGAGCAAATTTCTATAACTAATGTATCAATATTTTCAAAAATAGTATTTGATTTCTGAATAAATTTTTTCGACTCATCTATTACTCCCGGATGTAATATATCCGCATATATATAATCAATGTCTACATGTTCTAAATTTACTCGATCATAATTTTCTAAAAAGTAAATAATTTCTTTAGTTGAATGTAATCTGGGCGGGAAATTATTTACAAATAATGGTTGGTATCTACAAGAGCCTATATAAAACATAGTATTAAAATTCATATCCTAATTCTTTTGCATATTGTATTATAACTTGTTTATCTCTAACCTTTACTGGCTTAGCTGGATTTCCTACGTATATGGTCCATGGTTCTGTATCTTTTGTTAATACAGAATTAGATCCTATAACCGATCCTTCAGCTAATGTAATTCCTGGCATAACAACACAATTAACTCCAACACATGAAAATGGTTTGAAATGTATCGTTGTTAGTTTAGGAGCTCGATATTGTATAGGAACTTGTGGATTCATCATCCCTTGTGTAAAATCATCACTTCCGCATAATATTTTGCAACCAGCTGAAATGCCACTAAAATGATCCATAATTAACATACTATCAGGGCCTCCAATAATACATGTATATGGTGCAATATGTACGTAGTCTCCGATAATTGCTGAAGTTGATAAATACACTCCCATATCAATTGCTACATGATTTCCTAATTCTATAGAAGTTGTATGTTTTATTCTGCTAGTAGGATCAATATAAGAATCAATTCCTTCTCGTTTAAAAGTCAATTCCGCCATTTATTTTGATATTTGTGCCTGTAACATATGGCGTATTAATTAAAAATTCAATAAGATTTGTTAGTTCTTGTATATTACCCCAACGTTTAGCTGGTATTGTGTTTAAAACTTGTTCTCTAAATGTTTCTGGTATTTTATATGTTAACCCACCATCGAAATATCCTAACTGTATACTATTACATGATATATTTTTTGATGCATTTTCTAATGCAACGGTTTTTACAAATGAATCAATGAAACCTTTACAGCCAGAATATACTCCTGTACTGATAACTGGGTTTTCTGCTAATACTGATGATATTGTAATAATGCGACCAAATTCATTTTCTCGCATATATTTTAAACAATTACTAATGATATTAATTGTACCTTTAATATTAATATCAATTTGTTTATCAATATTAGTTAAACTAGATTGATTGATTTTATGAATAAACATATCAAAATTGACACCAGTTAAATTAATTACAACTTCTGGTTTGTTACGTTCAAAAAATGTTTCAACTGCATTATAATTAGATACGTCTACATCTTTACTACTTAACGATATAACATTATATGTGTCTTTAAGTATTTCTACTACTTTAGATCCTAGGCCACCTGACCCTCCAAATACTACAACTGTTTTCATTTTTTATATGTTTTGATATTAGTTTGTTCATTACACCATTTGTCTGCATATATACCTTCATATGGTTTTGAAAACATAGGATGATAGTATTTCGTACAATCTTTATAAAAATAATGTATCGCTTGTGTCAATCTAGTACTATTTTCATTCATTATCTTCATACCTCCATGTAATAAATTTGCAGCCCAAATCAATGCTTGACCTTTTTTAAGTGGTACTGGTAATATTTCTGCATTGTTTGCTTCTACTAATTTTTCTATGAATTCTTCATACACTCTGTAGTTTTCCTTTTCTCCATCAGGTATAGTATCTGGATGTGGTAATTTTAAACTATCATAATCAAATACCGGCCATTTATGACTTCCTGGTACTATATTTAATGTCCCATTTTCTGTTGTAGTATCTTCCAATGCTACCCAAACTCCTGACATCCATAATTGTGGTATTGTATGAAAATGTATACCGTCACTATGTAATGGTTGATTAGATCCTTTAATGAAATTAATAGTTGAGAATGGAAATGCTTCTTTATTATATAAAAATTCTAATGTATTAATTAATTTTGTATTTAAACATAATTCTCTAATAGCATCAGAATTTCTCCATTCTTCAAAGATTCTAGGAGAATTAGAATATGTATAAAATTCAGCTTGTTTAGTTACATTATCTCGTTCAATTGAATTATACATTTCATTAACTACATAGTTTAAAAAATCATCAGATAATTCTAAATCTAATATGACATAGCCTTTTTCATGAAACTGAATAGCTTGTTGTCGCTGTTCATCTGTTAATTTTGAATTTGATAGTAATTCATAAAAAAACGGAGACTCTGTCCATGGAATGTCTAATGCATTTTTATCTGTAAAAAATTGTTTCATAACTTATATAAATGTTTTGTCTAATTCTTGTCCTTCATATGGACCTGTTTTATATTCATATACTAATGTATTATCTTCTAATATAGTATATGTATGACCACCCTCTAATGTAAAGGATGCATCTCCTGGATATAATATTGGTTCTGCAATTAATTGGTCATTAATATCAAAAAAGGTGCATTTAACACTCCCTTGAATTACAATCCAACTTTCTTGAGCGATTACATTACGTGTACGCTCTTTCCAAATATGTTTATGAGGTTTAAACGTTTTACCATTTTCCATATTAAGTAATGCACATTGGATGAAATGATGTTCTGGTACTACTTCTATGCGACCTGGCGTTAGGTCTTCTTTTCTTACTATAACATGCAACAATTTATTAGGTTGCTGTTTACTATAAATTTTTTCCATATAACTTTATTATAAATATATTTTATTAAAAATCCAAGGTTATTTATCAATAATTGTCCACGATGTTGGTATTAGATCCGTTGTGTCCCATGACTCATAAACGACACCAAACCATTTTTTTGGTGCGACAACTATTTTATTAGGAGTCTCATTCAAATAAGCACCCCACCAAGAAAAACTACTATTACAAATAATATTATGTTTGCACATACTCATTATGTACATATCTAACCAATCAGTTCCTGAATTATAAAAAAACTTATTTGGTATGAAATCAAATAAAGATTTACATCCATCTACATCGTCGCTGAATATTATATACGTTTTGTCAATTCCAATTAACTCAACTGCTGATTTATAATATTCAGCTGTTTGTTGCGGATGATGTTCTGGGAAGTTTAAATAATCGCCTCGACGTACATGTATAGAAACATATTGATTTATATCTTCATAGTTAGATTTAATTAAATGTTTTATTTCTTCAGTAGGTTTAAATATATCCAATATTATTTGTTTATGATTAATGAAATATTTTTCACTCTGTAGTCCTCCATCTATTAATAGGTTTGTTCCTGGCTGATATGGGATCGGTTTGTAATGAAACTGATCTTCAACGTACGTTGTATATGGTTTCGGCAATTCTTGAATAAATGATACATTTCTTAAAATATTATCATAATAAATTCTATAATCATCAAATCCTTTAGAAGTAATTTGATCTATAGGTCGTAAAAATTCATTAGAAAATAAATAATCAACGTTATTATCTAATGCAATGCCAATGGTTGAAGCTAATTTAAACATTACATTGCCTAAGCCTCCTCGATGGTTTGTTGAAATATAATTCATAATCTAGATTTGGGTTTAATTTGTCGAATTCGTTGTTCTACTTGTTTTTGTAGTTCAACTCTATTATTTGTTTCAGATTCTAAATCTTCTGATACATTGTATACGTATAATGGTTCATCTACTCTAAATATTCTAGATTTACCTGACATTTCAACTAATGGCATACACAATGCAAAATCAGCCGCGGCATTAAAATATTTGCCTGTTGTCGGATCAATTAAATCGGCATCAGTAACTTTATCTAATAAAAATGCTTTATATGTTTTTAAATGACTATATGGAAATGTATGTGTTCTATATGAATTAGTTGCGTCAACTTGTGAATCCAATTCCAATTGATAATGTCCTCCTAATTCGCCTGATGGATAATGAATATATTGACCATATGTCATCCATATATCTTCGTTTTGATAAACTTGATTTAAATACTGTAATACAAATGGATGTAATAACCAATCATCGCCATCTATTTCTACAATAATATCATCAGGCTGTAGTTCTCCCGTTTCTTTAAGATGTTTATATGTTGCCATAAAACAATTTAAAAAACACCCTGGGTTTGGATTATGAAATATAGAAAATTTCGAATCAGTGCCAACCGCGTCTGTTAAATGTTGTAAGGTATCATCTGTTGATTTGTCATATCCATATGCCGTTAAATAATTTGAATAACTTTGTTGTTTAATGCTGTTAACATTAAATCTAACCCATTTACTTTTATTATAAACAGTTGATATGATTATAAATTTATTCTGGTTCGCCATATATCAATATTATAATATTTTTTGTAATTTTCCAAGGCCATTTTACTACAATTGTTATAAAATTCCTGATCATCTCTCAATCGTATTGCTAATGTTCTTGCTGTATCTAAATCATTCACATCAACAGACAATTCTGGATGGCAAAGTCTCTGAGTATCTACTTTATTATTACCTATACATGGAATTCCAAAATATGCACAATTCAAACTAAATGTTCCAGCTGCTACCGTTGGCATTAAATGTATTGCGTATTTAAATGTACTTAACTGTTGCATCCATTCAATCCAGGTTACTCGCGGTAAATGATTGAATAATTGATCTTCATTGTCTCGCATTGCGTGAGATGTTTGTCCCCAAATTGGTATATCAAATTCTTGTGCAACAATGTAACTTTCAAATCCACCATACCATCTAGCAAAGTTTCCTCCAATAATAACTTTCTCTGTAGGTTCTGGATTAATATGTTTAGTTAATGATTCAATCATTAGTGTCGGAAGAACCTGTACAGGTTTATCTTTAAACAATCCTTTATAATACATAACATCCGAATCATTGTGTGCAAATATTGAATCACAATTTGATAACATGTTATAAAAATATATTTGATCGTTTACTTCGTAATCATTGAACCACCAATGTGGTCCTTCTTGTACGTAATGTACTTGCGTATTTGTTTGTTTAAGTTTAGAAATAATATCTAATACTAAAAGACCGGATACTGGATTTGTGTGATCTGCTAATCTAGAACCTTCTGAACTTAAATATGTTTTGCCTTTTGGAAATATAACAAATACATGATCATAACTATTAATTTGTGAATAGTTATATATGTTATGATGATCTGCATCTAATGCATGCATCCAAGCAAATTCCGTACGCATATTAGTATGAGTCTCAGATATTTTGCCGGAGAACCCCATTTCAGTTACAAATGCAATTTTCATAATGTGTTATAATATTCATTTTGTTTTATTTGTCGGTCAATTGTCTTTGGATGGTATAAAGAATAATCTTCCTCCATTGGTAAATTTGCATACTGTTTGAATCCGTCTAACACTTCATGAACTTTGTTCTTCCATTTAATGCTAGCTACGTTCTTATATATACGCCATTGATAGTCAGGCCAATTTACCCAACCCTCGCTATTAACATTCCATCTCCATTTCTGAATATGTGCATCCGTCAATCCCTGTACAGTATTAACTCTAGGTACTAGATAAACTTCTACATCTGGGTTTTGTTCTAACAAGAATGGCAATGATTCTAAGATAGGCGTACATGGCATTTCGTCTGCATCTATTTGAAATATGTAATCACCTGTACATAGAGATGTTAATTTATTCTTCCAATCAGCAAAATGTCCTTGAAACTTGTCCTTATGCCAAGCAAACTCACCATTAATGGAATGCGACCGTAAGAACGTTTCAATTTCAGGATCACCATTTGCTTCATCAAATAAAATTACAATATTATCTTGATGTCGCTTATGTTTTAATAAAAATGCAATTAATCTTTGTATTTCTATAAATTCATTGCATACTGTAATTGCATATGTTAATTTCATAGTTTTGCTAATTTTGGTAACTCAATTTTATTCAACGTTGGAAGTTTAAGTTCTAATTTTTTTGGTATTGTATTGAGTAAGGTATCTAAGTTAGTTAATACACGATCATATACAACTGCAACAGCTGTCTTTGTAAAATTAGTATTTACATAGTAACGTTGTCGTTTTGCTAATTCTTTCCATTTTTTATAATTCTTACGAACATCTTCCATCATTGCTCCCGCATAACCATAATCTGGTGTGAACCATTTTGCTCCTGCAATTAAAAATTCATTTTGTGCAGATGCATGTATTTCAGTTAATCCGCCTTTTAGTTCACAAATGAAATCTTTCTTTAAGAAATCAGCTTGACCTGAATAGTGTGGAGCCAATATTGGTTTATTGCAAGCTGAAAATTCTAATAATGGTCTTCCAAATCCTTCTGCTTTAGCAAATGATATCATTGCCTTTACTTTTGTATGATTATATAACATATTCATTTCTAAATCAGTTAAATCGCCATGCAACAAATATACATTTGGTAATCGGTCATTTGCAAACAAATTTCTAACTTGATTAATTTTTGTTTCAATTTCAATGCGATCCATAATTGAATATGTTGCGCCGCTTGTCTTTAATATTAATGCAGGTTGATCTTTTTGGTTTTTAAATGTTTGGAAAAAACAATGAACAACTCCTCCAATGTTTTTTCGGTCTTCCCCCAATTGTCCTTGCAACCAATGTCCTACCGATAAAAATGCAAATGATTCTGGAATTTGATTTAATATTTCTAAATCTAAATTGGTACTTGTAGTTTCAGTATATATAGTTTCATCAAAATATTCTGGAATTACTTCGATTGTTGGTTTGATTATTTTATTGTTATTCTTAGCCGTTGTTTCAAACATTGTTTTTGTAAATTCACTCGGAACAATAATCAACTGCATTGAATTAAGATTGTCAATCCATTCCGGATTACATATATCTCCCTCAGTGCCAGCTGTTACTCCAATATTAATTTTACCAACAGCTTGAAATTCATTCGGTACTGTAACTTGTATCCAAATATCTGGTTGTTCAGCTAATGGTAATGGAATTATTCTAGTTTGAATATCCGTACTTAAAGGATATGTAAATGGTGTATGTCCCCATGGCAATGAAATTAATTTAATATCCCACTCTGTTCCACGTTGTTCAATCAATTGATTAATAATTTCACGTGCATGATGTCCATAACCCGACTGTGTTGCTACTGGTGATGCTATAACTACTTTTCTCATTATTTTACTATTCCTATATTTGTGAATTCAGGTGTTATTACTTTAGTTAATGTATATGTAGGACGAGGTTGTTTATTTGATGTAAATAAATAATCAATCATATGAATCATTTTTTGTCCCATTTGTTCTGCGGTTAATCCATTTTTCAAACACCATTCTCTGCCAGCAGTACCCATTTCATTGCGAAGTGTTTCTGGTGTGTTATACCAATACATGATTGCGTCTGCTACATCTTCAAATTTTGCTCTATCATCAAAGATATATGGTGTTTGTGGTGATCCTTGCAATGATCTATTACTCGGAAATACTGGTTTTGCCCATATACCATGCAATTTATATTTACCGGTATGATTTGTTGAAAATTCGCCATCAAATCTAATCCATTCATCATTTTCATCAACAAACCCACATTGATCCTGTAATCCACCGGTAACATTGTTAACAATTGGAGTTCCTGATAACATTGATTCGGTTGAACTAAGTCCCCAACCTTCGTTGCTTCCAATATTAACTACTACATCGACAACGTTATACATTGCATTAAGATCTTGGGGTGTTACTTTTGATTCTGAAAACAATACTTTATATGTTGGACAAATTGCTTTCCATACAGCATATAAATCCGTTCCATTTTCATCTACTGGTTGAGTGTGCATCATAAGTGCAACACTTTGTCTTTTTGATTCAGGTAGTTGATCAACAAAAGTTTTAAATGCTAATATTAAATCGCCTGGCTGTTTTCTTCTTATATTTCTATTATTCCAAAATACAACAAAGTCGACTCCATTTTTAGTTTTAATTTGCTCAAACATTTTCTTGTAACCAGCATCATTTGAATCTAATGGTTTAAATACATTATGATTTAATCCGTGAGGAACAAATCCTGTTACAACGTCATTCCATTTTAAGTCTGTTGGAACTGCGTCATCATCATAATCTACAATGCTAGATCCATTCTGTTTAAGAACTTCTCTATGAATATTATCAGACTGTTTGCTTATTCCCATGATCATATCACAACTTGCGTAGAAAGGTGCGTTCCACATTGGATATGGAAGATCGTCCCAAATTGAATAATAAATGATTGGAACTTTATATGTAGTTTTAATTTCATGTTCTAATGCATATAACCAAGTCCAATATCTAGGATCAGTGAAATGGAAGATTGCATCTGGTTTTTCTTGATTCAAAATAGCAAATAAGATATTTCGGTCACCATAACCGTTCCATGAAATAATTTTAACTGACGCATCAGCAATTCCAGTTTCTGAAGCAATTTGATCAGATAAATCAAATCCTTGTCCTGCTTCTGGATGTTGCAATGCTGCACCTAATTGAACCCAATCATAATGTTGGACTGTATTAAAGATAATTTCTTTGCTAATTGTTCCTATGCCAGACGGCAAACGAAAATCATCTGCTAATAATAAAATTTTCTTTTTCTTTGGTTTGTTCGGATCGAACTTTTGTAATTTTGGTAATTGCATTTGTAACTGTTCCTTTTTTATAACTTTTATATAAATATGATTATCCTAGGATAACAACCGGTTTTTTAAGCTTATTAATGTTATTGTATGCTGTTTTTAATACTGGATCCAATGTATCTTCATTTGTTAGTATCAACATATGATCACACCGTTGTGCAATTAATTTCATGCGATGATGTAACTGTGAAAAATGATATGGCTTACCATAATATGAATCGGGCATTGCTGAATACATGTTACGTCCTGAAAATGAAGGATTATATTCTTCATATTGCATTCCAAATTCTAAAGCAGCTTTCCTAACCATATTATTAGCACCTTCGCCACCAGCACCAACAATTGTAACATCATCATTAAATTGTGATTTCAAGTTAAATAATATTTCTTGAATCTTCCTACGACTTTGCCAATTAGTATTGCCAATTATTGCTACTAGTTTCATTATATTTTTTCTTGTAAAAATTTAACGCCTTTTGGCATATGCCCATATACAACGCGTAACATTTGTTCTAATAGTATTAAATTTTGTTTGTGAGTTGGGCCGGTGATATCTGTACATAAAGAGTATTCCATTATACACGTATGCATACCATGCCAAGTAGCGTGATTCTTCATCTCAAACTGATAACTGTATACATGTTGGTGCTTGTACATAACTTAATATAATGAATTTCATTCACGAATCCTAGCTTCTTTCGGACAATTTTCATAATCTGTTTTAAACGAACAATATTTGCAATTTTTATCACCTTTACCTGATATTGCCATGTATTTCCTTTCAGCATTGCGATTTCCTTCTAAATCAAAACATGCTTCAACGAATGAATCAATTTGTTTTTGTACTTTGCGTTGAGTTACTGTCCCTGATGCTGGTTTAAAGTTTTGCACTCGCTTTTGTGGAAACATTGATTCTTCAATCATCTTTCGTTTCACAATAAAGAATTCAACATCAATCTTTTCTACAGGCGTACCAAATTGTTGTGCAAAGTAATTTTTATATGCAATTAGCTGTGCTGCTTTTAAATTATCTGCTTTTTGATATTTGTTCCAACCTTGTCGGGATGTTTTTATATCATATATTTCAATGTTACCGGAAGGTACGTGTCTAATAACGACATCAATAAAGCCATACCAAAATACAGATGGATTTGCTTTTGATGCTGGAGTACATAGTTCCATTTCAATTGCTACTAGTTCATAATTTTTGCTAGAAAAATATTGTGACCGTCTTTTTGCAAACCAATCAAAAATAGCAACGCCATCTTCTAAATATTCTGCCATTTGCAAAGCATTTGAAAAATGAACTCCCCCTGACTCTGCAACACATCGTGCATATTCTTCGCGAAGTTTATTTGTCAATACTTCTCGAAAATTTATGTTTTCGGCACGCTTTACTGAATCTGTATATAATACCGTTAAGAAGTGTTGGAATGTTTCGTGAAATGCTGTTCCAAAGCATGTATCAATTGATGCCTGGAATGGAGCAAGTCCGTCAATGTATGCTAACTTCCAAGATAATGGGCATCGTTCATACATGGACCATTGAGAATATGATATCTTTCTAGGTACAGTTGCTGCATCTCGAATTGATAGTCGATAAATAGGAGCTAAATAATTCCCAGATTTCATATATTTGAATTATTAACATTGTCAATGCATGCATCTAGCAGTTCTTGTTTTTTGTCAATCATGCCATCAATAAACTCATCGGAATCTGAATTTGATAATTCATCCGAGCTAGGTGCATATTCAATACTATCACTGCCGTGACTATTCATAAATATTGCACCTACAAATCCAAATCCTTCATCTTCATATGTTACTGCTAAATCAACACCTGGATATTGTTCTATTAAAAAGTTGCCCAATCGGTTGATTAGTTTATCAGTGGCAGACCAAGCCGATGTCCAATCAATATAAATTTCTGTATCATTATATTCAATGCCATCAAAGAAAATCCATTTTGCACCTATATTATCAATATAATATGCATATGAGTCTTCTTTTTCCGGATAGAAATTATCTATCATGATGTTGCGACATGTTTCAATGCGCGCTGCATAACTAGTGTTTTCAATGATTGGAGTATGTCCAATCCAATCTAAAAAATTGCTGCAGTGATTAGGATCTGTAAATGTAATATGTACATTCGTATAAACATGATTTGCCATAACTTTTTTTTTATATATTATAAGAAATTATTTTTTAATATCCAAGTAATCTGGGGTGGTTTGTATATAATTATGTTGTTGCTCTCTAAGATAAATGTCAATTAAATCTCGGGTCTTTATTAAATCCTGATGAAAGGATCCTTTGTGCCGACATCTTACAATGCGTTTAATGATATCGAATTCATACGAGTTCAATAACCACTCTTCAGCAAACTTATAAAGACTATCTTTGCCTTTGTAATGTGATTGTGTATTTACGTTGCTCATTTAAGTCCTTTCAATAATTTTTTCTTGTCGCCATCACTATATCCATATAACGTTAAGATTCGTTCGCATTCAGCCGTATCCATCAATTCAATATAATCCGTTGCTTCTGAACAACCTATTTGGTAATGCTCTGCAATTTGGACAATCAATGCTTTATCGTATTTGTCTTCCGATTTACCTTTTATATATTTTGAAAAGCCTTTCGAAGCAGGAAGAAATTCATGATACAACCGATACGTTTCTTGTGGGCGTAACAATCCTATAGTATATGTTTGAAACTC